CCAGACCTCATGGCCTCGTTAATTTCGTCTTGACGTTTCTCAAACTCCTTGTCTGACATCTTAGCTACATCAGATTCTTTGATTTGACCTGATGTACCTTTGGCATCAATAGAAGCACGAGATCCTTTTGTAACAGATGAAGCTGCAGCTTTTCTATTATCTCTTTTAGCTGCAGGTGTCATACCGTTGTCAACTTTGTAAAGATCAATCACACGAATAACAGAAGCAGGATCATCCATATTTTCATAGAGTGCATCCTTAACCCATTTAGGTTGTTCTTCTGCCCAGTTATGGAACTCATCTGATTGTCTTAATTCATCGAAGTCATCATGAGCTTTACGAATAACATTCTCTGCTTTCATTCGTAGTGCTTCATTATGAGCTTCATCTAATTCTTTTAGACGTGACTCAGCTTTGCTGAACATTTCTTTTGCTTTCTTAGAAGCAATCTTTTCAACAATACCTGCTACGTCTGGGTACTGTTTTGCCCAAGCATCAATGTCTTCATCAGACTTAGGAGGGACAACAGTACCTGTAGTTTTACGTTTCTCAAGAGCTTCAAGGCGGTCATTCCATTCCTTTTCTTTCTCTTGCATGTGTCTACGTAGATCACCATAACGTTTCTTAAAAGACTTTTCTTCAGCATTTAGTCCTGAGTCATCGTCTTCTTGTGCTTCCCCTTCCTGGGATGCTTGTTCTTCTTGTTGGGTATCACTTGTGGCTTGTACCTTGGTGTCCTCAGTATCCTCGCCACTGGGTTCACTTTCAACAATTTCTTCACCACGAGCTTCTGCCTCTAGTCTTGCAATCTCTTTTTCTTCTTCTTCTATACGTTTTTGTTTACGTGCATAGTTAGATCCACGTTGAACAAAACCTGCTGTCTTAGGGGTTTCCATTGTCATCATTTCAGGCATATCATTTTCCTTATGTTGGGGCCAGCACTATTGCTGGGTAGCCTTATCGTTACTAGTATAGGGAGCCTGTCCTATTTTTTCTTTTTAGATCTTTTTCTTGTCATTAGACCGCCTCTGTATACATCGGCAGTATACCCTAGTGGATCACTTGGATCTATTTCATCAGCAGTGGCACTAAATGTTGATGCATTTTCACCAGATCCATACGTTGTAGACATTGTTGCATTTCCCATAGGATCTCTGTCAATACTTACATCAGATACTCTAAAGGGATCGTCATCATCCCCTGCTCTTTGTGCTGATTCCAAAGCTTTTTTTGCTGCTGCTTTATCGGCTTTTGCTTGTGCTGCAGCTTTAGCTCTTTGTTCGGCTTTTCTTTGTTCTGCTCTTAATCCGAATTTTTTCTGTTCTTCTGTTTTCATTCCAAACAGATTTTTAGCTCTGTCTTTGTCTTTTTGTAAGTCTTCAGCAATCTTGTCACCGTCAATCCAAGCATTAGGAAGAGAGTTAAGAACTGGGTTGTTTGCTGTAAACTCTCTAGCTTTATCTCTTAGGTTATCTGCAAGAACTGTATTACCTTGTGCTTCTGCTACGATAGCCATAGCATTTACTCTAGCTACACTTGTAGCAAGTTCGATTGTGCTAAGAATACTGTTTGCTTTTCCTTGTAGCTTTTCGTCTGCCCAAGCTTCTGGATTAGTAATATCTTTTGCCCACTCATTAGGATCTACATTTGATGGAGTAGGTGGCTCACCACCATCTTCATTACCACTGGAAATAGGTTGTGATGCAGCTTTCTGTGCTTTCTTTAGGGCTGCACTGCCAAATAGATAGTAAGGAGGAACAGTGTACTGTTCGTCTGACTTATTCTTTAATTGTCCGTTAATGTACTCAAGAACTTTGTTTTCTCCTGTTTCAGCATTAACATAAGTCTTGAATGTTGTAATACTTTCTTGCTGTTGTCCACCACCTAGAGTACTGCCACCCACTACACCATAGTTCATAGGGTTAAAGTTCTGAGACATTCCCTGTGCTTGCTGTAGACCCTGAGGTTGTCCAGCCATGTAAGGCCCAGTGTTAGCAGCAACTGGCATACGAGCAGGAGCACCAGCTTGTGGTTGACCACTCATGTTCTGCTGTACTTGATCAGGAGAGAGAGGTTCACCACCAATTCTACCATTAGCTTCCATGTTCTGCAAGCCAGATTTTGCTTTATTACGTAAACCTTCAAAGAAGTTTACCCCATAGAATCTTAGAACGTCAGCAGGAATAACGTATTCACCTTCAGACAACATAGCAGGAATATCATCCCTGACCTCTGAGGCCATAGAGCCAGGAGGTATTTCATTACCTGACACTGGGTCTCTCTTCATACCATCGTCTTTAATACCACCTTCTTGCATGAAAGCCATTTCCATTTGTTCTTGCATAACTGGACCACCTTGGTTAAAACCCTGAGTTTCTTTTTTAGTAGCTGTAATTATTTTACCTTTTCGGGTAACGTTACCTTTACCAAAGACTTCTTCAATCAAGGGGATATACTCTTGAGTCTTTTGGTTTCTTTGATATCCTTTTGTAGTAACTTTACCTTCACCTTTACCTGTCCCTTCATAGACAGAGAAGTGAGCTTTACCACCAGGTTTGACAGCATTCTCAGCTTGTTTAGCAATATCAATAATATTTTTATCTTCTTGAATAACGTTGAGTACGTTATGAGACATTGCCATGTCAGCTTTTCCATCTCTAACAGATTCAACAACATCTTTGTTGTGTTCAGGGGATCTGTTAAAAGGATCATATACTTTTACTGTAGCACCTTGCTCTGCAGCATCGTCTACTAGATTATCAAACTTACCTCCACCAATATCAACGATAAGGTCACCGTCTTTAATCTCACCACGTTTCTTAAGTTCGTTATAACCTGCAGGTTTCTTGCTTACATTAATAGATGTTTCTGCTGAATCGTACAGTTGATCAGGGTAAGACCATATATCATCCATCACCTCAGTTATTTCATTACCAAAGTGAATACCTCTAGGGCTTCTAAAGTCTAATATCTCAACAGGGTTTAGACCTACTTCAGGATCAAGTGTAAACTTAACTTCTGTTTCTGGTAAAATCTCACCTGCTTTAAGTGGACCCCAATCTTCAGTAAGACGTAATGCAGCAGTATCTGATCCTGTAGGTATAAACTCTGTAGGTATATCAGGGTTTTGATGGACACCCCCAAACTTTTCTAGCTCTGATCTTGGCATATAAATAGTCTTTACAGACTGTGGTTGAATACCAGATTCACCAGGATGTTCAGGTCTTGCAGCTTTATCACGAACAGTAGTGTTCCCTTCTTTAACTTCGTAGGTAGAACCTTTCTTAGTTTTAAATCCTTTAATAAGAGATTGTCCTACTCTCTTAGCAGGACCAAGACCAAGGAGATCTGGTGCAACTTCAAGTGCTATATTACTCCAACTTGGATCTTCTACAATAGAGTCTACTGTACCTACAGGAGTAAAGTCTAAACCAGTTTCTGCCATCTGAACACTGGTTGGCTTTTCTTTTCTGTAGTCACCTGTCAGTGGGCTAGTGAGAAAGTCTAAAGCTTTAGAAGCAATGCCCCCTTCGTCAAAACTGGAAGTTAATCTATTACTTCCTTGAATCGGATCAGAGAACTGATTCTCAAAAGCATTAAAGTCAAACTGTTTGGCCTGTTCATCTAGGAACTTGTTAAACTCTGGGTTAACTTTTGACATCTCTTTAGTAAAGTTATAGTCAATGTTATTGTACTGTATTCTTCTTATCCCAAGGATATGAGACTTATCAAAAGCTTTCATGCTTATAGCAGCACCACCACCTTGCTCACCACCTAGAACACCTATGAAGTCACTGCCAGGTTTATTAACTTCAAGACGATCTCCTGCATAAAATGTTGCATGGTCACCAAGTCCATTCCGTTTGCCTCGTGATGGATCTAATGTTAAACTTCCATCAGGTAGTTTAGGGAAGTCAAAGATAACAATGTCACCTTCTTGAATGTCTTCTATATCAACAGGAGTACCATACTTCATATAAGCATTTGCTCTTGTTCTGTTATACTCATCTCCTTTATCCTTCAAAGGATCAGCACCAATGCTGTTTAACATGTCAGAAACAAAAGTTGTACAGTAATAAAAAGCATCTAGGTCACCGTTAAATTCTTTACCTAGAACTCTTGAAATCATACCCCTAATAGCACCCCGACCCTCAGGAGTAAGTTTACTTATCTTTACTTTGTAGTCTTCTTCTGGACCACCTATTAAAGATTTATCTATAGCTTTTTGTACAGGGCTTTGTTGAGTAGGAGGTGGTGGGTTATCAATGTACTTTTCGGCCTTATCTAAGATCTCTTCAGTAAGACCAGTCTTCATGACCTCCGTAGGAGAAACAGGATCTGATTCAGGTTCAAGCATTCTTTCTGTTTGACCTGCCACATCAAGACCCTCTGGTCTCAACATAGGTTTTGGAGATCTATCTCTTCTAGCCATTCACTTCGTCCCTAAGTTTTTTTAATCTACGAAGACAAGTAGCATGTCCTTGCAGTCTATAGAAATCTTCTGGTGTTAGTGCTTGTTCCATCTGGACATGAACACGTTCAATCTTAGTATCCATTTCCTCTAAGAATGCTTCCCAGATGTCTTTGTTGTTTACGAGTAGTTTAAGGCTCATCCTTGTCCTTGTCCTGTGTTACCTGAGAAACCTGGTTCACCTGGAGTAGGAGCACTACCTGTGCCTATCTGACCGCCACCAGAACCTTGTGTATCCTGTGCCTGTGCACCTGCTGGTACTGCACCCTGTGGTGCTTGTCCTTGTGGGCCAGGCTGTTGTGGCTGCTGGGGTGGTGGATTAGCTTCTTGGAACTTCTTGAGAATCTCAGCTTGGATTGCTGCATCAGTCATTGAGTTTGCTACTTTATCAGGATCAAGATCCATTGAGTTAGCAATCTCTCTGATAATATAATCCATTTTAGCAAATGGTGCAAGTGCTGGATTCTGTACAACACCCAAGAATTGCATCAGACGTTGGCTACGTACTTCGTTAGCCATCAACGAGTTTGTACCTTCTGCTTTAACTTCTAGGTCACCCTTGATCTCAGGATCAAAGTCAAACTGCATATTGAAGCTAAAGAATGCTTTGGCTAGTGGTCCAAGCAGGTAGTCATCAATATTCTTTACGACAGTCCTAATGCTACCGTTGGCAGCAGACATAAGCATAGAAATGCCAGAGGCAGTACGACCAACTCCTGATACGCCTGTTTGACCATGAGCAAAGGAAGGGAAGCCAGTTGATTCATCTGCTAGTACTCTCGCCTTGTCGAACATCTGCATGTTCTCGTTAGATACGTTGGGGAACTTGGTGCCAAAGATAGCCTGTCCAGGTGCACCCCCCATTCTTCTCAGGACTTTACCTGGGTAAATGGATAGGTCTTGACCAGGAGCTAGGTTTGTTTCATCCACTTCGATAAGTAAATTACCCGAAAGTGCAGCATTATCTACACTCATCCTCATAAACCCATTCATTAGGGTCTGTGTATCATCCATATTCTCTGCTATACCTACCCCAAAGAATGAGTAAGGATTTACTTCGTATGGGACAGCATAGTACGGAAGGATAGCAGGAGTAAACGGATTCATTACAAGACGGATAACTTGACCATTACAGATCCAGATATTTACTGAAAGTTGGTCTTGATCTTTCAATTCTTTAGGAATGTCTACGTCATGATCTTTTAGAATGTCGGTATCGACATAACCCCAAAACTCAAGGACGTTATAACGTTCTGCTCTAGTCTCTTGATCTGCATCTTCCATGACTTGCTCCCACCACTCTTTAGTGTAGGATTCTCCAAGTTCGATAGCAGTATCAATAGAATTAGCTCTAAAGAAAGGTCTGTTCTTTAATGCTCTCATCTGAGAACGAGACATCTTATGACGTTCCACAACGTACTCTGCTTCATCCATGTTGTTAGCATCTGGATCAGGATAAAAGTTCCAGATAGAAACAGAAGCAGTCTGAGGAATAGTCTTGTACATAGGAGAGTAGTTACCCTCTTCATCCCAGTTAGGATATTCTTTGTCTAAAGCAAACGGCCCCTTCATAATACCTGTGCCGAAGAGAGCAGTTTCAAAGGCTGTGTTACGAAGTTGCTTACTTGCATTAGATTCGTCTAGCTGATCATGGATTTTCTTCTCCATTTTCTTAGCAGCTACAAGAGCAGGATGGAAAGTAGGTTGAGTAGGTGTAGTACCTTCTCCCTCTTTCAACTGATCCATGACAGGTTCTAATTTAGCTTTCATGCCACCTAGACGTTCACGTAGGTCAATGATTGTTTCACCTGGTCTAAGCTTTGAGTCTTCTTGCCCCATCTCAGGTTGCTGTGTAGCTTGTTTAATTTGAGGGTTTGTCTCAAAGTGTACAGCTTCAGCAATACCGTCAGGCAATGTAGTTGGGTTAATAGAGATAGGAAACTTGTGGGAACCAAACAGAACGTCTACGATCTGACCGTAAGCAGCTAAAACTTTAGTCTTAGTTACTTTGACAAATACACGAGACTTTTCTGTAGATGTAAATTGTACATCAGGACCATAGATACCTCTGTAGTTCTGATATGCTTTGATCCAACGTTGTTCGTCTGTGTACCTAGCCTTTTCAGCTTTACTATAACGATCCTCAACGAAACCAACAATGGTCCCTACAGTAGGATCATCAAACGTTTCAGAGTCTTTTGTATCTTCTATGTAAGAGGAACCTGCCTCATCCATAGACAATTCGTCTGATTCAAAAATGTCATCTTCTTCCATAGGTATTCCTTAATAACCAAATGTTGGGTCTGATGCCTGAAAGCCACTTCTCTGTGAAGAGGGATCAAAATCAAATATGTTGCTACGAGGTCTTGTCATAACACCGTATCTTAAAGCATCGTAGAGGTGATCCTCTGAATTGGTGTCTACATCCTCAGGGTTTCTTTTGTCTAGAGGAATAGAGGGAAGCTGAGATATAAGATGAGTGCAATTAGAAAATATGACAAGTCTTGGTTCCTCCGTAAACTCATCTGTTTGTAATCTTCTATGTATTTCGTTTTTACCTGCTACACGAGATCCTTTTGATCTGTCTGCAGGTCTCCAACGACAACCTCTCATAATCATCTGTTCAGCAAGACTAGGGCCAGTATCACCACGATTATGCCAAAGAGAAGAGTCAAGAACTCCATACCTAATCTTCTCCTCTTGTTCAATGTCCAGGATCATGTCAGCCAGATCTGTAGCTATTATCTTAGAAACATAAAGCTCTCTGTATACTATTAGCTGTTCAGACCCTGGAACAACTGCAAACCAGACTACACCAGTGTAAGAGCCATAGCCGTAATCACAAGCTCTGAAACGAACCCAGTTACTTGGTATGTCGTATGGATCAACAACGTGGATACGTCTGTTAAACTCTGGGAAAGCTGCTCCTTCGTTAATGTCCCAGTCACCTTCAAGCAACTGTCTTCGTTGATGCTCAGGCAGAGATAAAAGGTTGGCTTCATACATTCCATCTTCTGCTAGGTAGGGATTATCAAAAAGGGTAGCAGGAATAAACTTACGTTTAAAAAGAGGTTCATCCTCTCTACTATGACCTTTAGGCCATCTAATTACTTCACCGTGTTCATCTGTAGCCCAGAAAGGTTTATTAGGAGGGCTTGGGTCTAGGAAGTATTTACGAACCCATTGGTGACCTGGACCTCCTGGGTTGGAGGTAGCTCTCATATACAACGGTAAGCCTGAGGCTTTTGTTGAACGAAGACGTGACCTCATGTAGTTCCAAGCGTATGGTGTAGGCCACTGTGTAAGTTCGTCAAACCCAATCCAGTTAAAGGCTTGACCTTGGTATCTCATAACATCATCGTCCCTGTCAAGATAAGACATCCAGAGTGTTGCACCGTTAGGTGCTACCCAAGTCTTGTCCCTCTCCATGAAACGTATGCCTGGAATTGCTTGAGGATAAAGCTGCTTGCTTACAGATATAAGCTCTCTAAGCTCTTCTGTAGACCTACGAACAAGTAGCATTCGTGCATGTGGGTTTGCAAAGTACCTAACTGGGTCTGCAACCAACGAATAGCTTTTTCCACCACCTGCTGCCCCTCCATATAGGACTTCTTGTTCTGTTGCCGCTAGGAACCTAGTTTGTGGTCCTGGGTTTGGTTCGAAGATCACCTTTTGTTTGACCACAGAAGGGGCAACACTCTCCATCTCTGAGTTCAATGTACTCATCATCTGTGGCGAGGGTTCTGGTGTGCTTACCACCAAGTCTTTCTTCTTCGATCTTCTGGCTCTTCCTTGCCGCTTCTTTATACTTTTTGGCATACTGGCGGTAGTTGCTGGAAGCTCTTCGCCTTTTTTCTTCCATTCTGACACGTTTATATAACCCTACATGTGAGATGTTTCTACCAGACTGATCAGACAACCACCTAGCTACTTGTCTAACACTATAGTCTTGAAGAAACTTCTTTGCTTTTTCTAAAAGTTCTAGTTCTTCAGGGATGGGAATCAGAAGCATTTCGTCTTCTTCATCCTGTTTGTAACCAAATGGTACGTGTCTTCCTACTCTAATAACAGGATACCACTCTCCGTTTTCCCCTTGCAATGGTATCTGCCAGTCTACTTTAGTTGGGTGTGAAGCTTCTGATGCTCTTTTACTCATCTTCTTTTGCTGGTAGAATAAATAAAGGCTCAGAGGCTTTTACTTCTACCTTATCTGTTTTTGTAAATCCTGCACGATCTAGAATGTCTTTAGCTGCTAACATCTTTTCTTTTACACCTAGATCTGTGGGATCTGCCATAACAGAGAACATAGTATAAGCAGCTTTGGTAGACGATTGTGCTATGAACTTCTTTGTAAGGTCTGCAATCTCGTCTGTCAAGGCATTAACAATACCTGATGTAGAAACACCTTCAGCATACCCTGCAAGTTTTTTAGCAGCTACAGGGTCTCCTTTAGCCTCATCAAAAAGGACATCAAGGAACTTTTGCTGTTTTTCTGTTAAGTTTCTAGTCATTGTCGTGTCACCATATATAATACAAAAGCCATAATAACAACACCTACAACAAATAATATACCACCAAGTGTCCAAGTAATGATAGCTTCTTGTAGTTCTGCTTTACGGTACTCTTGTTCTTTCTTTTGTTTACGAATCTTTGCCTCGATTGCCACTAGCTCGTCCCAAGCCGATGGCCCCATCGTCCACGAAATATAGTCCTTGAGTTCTTTTCTCATGGACTCTGCTTTCTTCTTCGCAGCAAAAACTTCCATCGCCTCTGCTTCTACAGAGCCTCCAATGGATTTCCACCAAGGAGGATTCTTAACTTGTTTTTCAGCTTGGCCTAGATCTGCCATATGTCCTGCCCACTTTGTTAGTTGACTGGACATATCTTGCAGATCCTTGCCTATAGCAAACCCTTTCTTAAGGGCGTTGAAGGCGACAGTAGCCCCACCAATAATTGTAACTGGGTCCATTCGCCTCCTCCCAAAGACTCATTAGACTTTATTTGTTGTTGTTGACTACAAACTCGTATAATGTTTCTGCTTGCTTCTTAACTTCTTCAGGTGTGTACATCGTAGGAATGTATTTCTTCCAAGCATCTAAAGCTAATTCAGCATTGTCTTTGTACTGCTCCATAGCTGCGTAGGCTAATTGAAGCTGTGTGTCATATGCTTTGTCTAACATCTCTTTTGACATTGCCAAAAGGTCTGTCCGTATTTGGTAAGGATTTGAAGTGTATTTTTCCATGTGTGTGTTTCCTTGTGTGTTTAGAGTTCGTTACC